ATTACTGTCGTCGTAAGTACCAGCCTTGCATTTCTTGTTGAGCTTCAGGAATTCAGTGACTTCCTCCAAGTACCGTTCATTGCGTCTCATGCTAGTAATACTTTCTACCACATATCTAGTATAGTATTTTTCTTTCTTTACATCCAATAACTTATATTTTTGATCTGTTTTTAAAATAACTTCATGGAGCGGTGGTATATTGTCATCAAATTTCTGTTTCTTTTCGTAGTTTTCTACAAACAATCCAGGCGTTCCTTGTTTAGCATGCAACTCTATGATAACCGGATTTTTTCCTGGGAACAATTCCTTGCCATTGAGCATATCTCTCGATAATGCAGTTGAGTAAGCTTTTGCTATTTCCTCTGATCCAGAAAACGAAGCAAATCCGCCAGTTTCTGCATATATAGTATTTTTATCTTTTGGGAAGTATTTATCTAGTGCTTCCGGGGAAATACCGCGATACAGAATTACGTCTTGTTGTAGAGGTGATTGGTCTATTAATTTATTTAATTTATTTTTATATTCTAAATTTTCGGTACTCTTTTTATCCCTTAAAGATTCATTTATAAATTTACTAGAGTGAATATATTTTGATAATATTTCCGAGTTTTCTGGATTGCTTACTATAGCTTTATCAGAATTTTTTAAGTTATCCATATAATTATTAGAAGGTTTCCAGGATAAGGATTTATTTATATAATATTCTTTAATTTTTGATACAGAACCAGAAATACTTCCATATTTATCTGGTTTTATATTATCAAATAGTTTTTGTTCAGTATTGTCAGATTCATCAGGTAGCTTACATTTATTACTCCCGTCTGGACTGTCTTCCTTGCGGCACTTGTAATTCAATTTCATGAAGGAAGCAACGTCATTGAGAAGGGAATTGAGTTTCTGGCTACATGCATTACTATCATCATACGTACCTACCTTGCATTTACGATTCTGCTTGATAAAGGAAGCAACGTCATTGAGATAGGAAGCATCCTGTCTAATATACTCGTCTGGTAACTCATCGTAATCCTCTTCTGTAAGACTTGTTAAAACGCATCTACACGAAGGATGAATGGGAGGGGACGTCACGTTAGTACCTTCAAAAACTTCACCAATATTTGTTACTTGCCCTTGTAACGACGAACAAATTTCGCATGACCGTTCATCCAAAGCACAATTCCAAATAACTTTTGTATGATTAGCATTCTTTGCACGAGCCATTATTCCTTCGTTTTCGGCTTTTACCTTTTCTGTTCTATAAATCGTTTCAAGACGTGATTTAGAATTTGCATAATCTTCTTTAAATGACGATGCGAATTTGTCTTCACCCATGCCCCAGTTATTTAGCATTTGTATTTTGAGACGTTCACAATCAGTTTGTGTAAGCGTTTTCACTAATTCTAAACCATGATTAGTAAAATATTGCTTTGCATAATCTGTAACTTGTTTTGGAGCCGGAGCAGGAACAAGCACGCTTTGTTTTGCATCAGGTGGTAATTCTACTGTTCCTGACATACCTTTTATATACGATGGCAATACGAATGGAATAAAAATGCTAGACCACAATAACCAATTTTTTTTGATTAATTTTGGTTTTATTTCGTCTTCCATGTCATAATAATCGTCTAATAGTTCTTCGGGAATATCTGAGATATCTACTTCGATTTCGTTTACTATTGAATCGAGCCTGTCTTTAAAACTTTTAGAAGATATAATTTGATTAATAGGTATTTTTGGTAGCGTTTTTATTTTATTATTTGAAATAACAACTTTCTTAGGTAACTTATTTTCAGATTTTGATATGTTTTTTGGTAGTATTTTCTTTATTTTTTTATTTTTTGTTGCCATTATACTACCTCAGTATTACCGATAGAATTAATATCAAATTCTACGTTTTCATTAATATATGATTCCATTTTTATTATATCATCAAGTCTTATAATTCTAAGTGTTTCCGTAGGATATTTTTCAAGAAAAGAATTTATTTTATATTTTGAATAATCGTCCATCCAACCTTTAACTTCCCACCAGATATTATAATTTTTTATATAAAAATCCGGATGATATAAATGATTATCAATATTAAAGGACTCTGGTTCGTATTCCCAATCAAGATTTAATGAGTCTAAAACTTTAGCAATTCTCACTTCATATGACGATCTTAAGTATATCTTTTCTCCTTTTTTAGAAACGAACCAACATCCATTTCCTCTACTATGCATAGGATGGTTTTTATATATACCATCTAACCAATGTTGAAAAGCTATATCAGATAGTTTTTTATGTTGTTCTTCTGAATGCATTATATCAAGCATTCGTTCACGATTTTCAGGTATGCTCCAGAACTCTTTACTTTTTTCAGATATCAGTTGTTTTGTTTCTGGTGATCTAGATTTCCCATATATAGGATTATCAGGACCAGTTAACACACCACTACGATTTTTGGACATCAATTCTAATGATTCCTTAGTATGTTTTTTACCGTAGAACGGATTCTTTTCTCCGACATATCGGCCTTTCATACTAATGGAAAGTTTTAATTTTTGTTCATCAGACATCGGCTTTCCGTAGTTTGGATGGTTTTCTCCAGACATTATTTCTGTAAAATTTCTCTTATTTTCCAACGATTGATGGGTACCATATGATGGATTATATATTCCCATTACGGCTTCTGAATGATCTCTAATAGGAATTTCAAATCGTTTTAACCAATTTCGAATCATTAAATCATCACATGATGCGATATCAGCAATTTTTTGCATGGACTTATGTTGAGTGATATATTGATCTTCTAGCCATTCTTTGTTCGTATATATTTTTCCATCATGTTTCTTAAGCCATGCTTTTGAAATTTTTTCCTTTGCCTCGACGGAGATTTTACAACCTTTTCTTGATCTTCCATCAATACCAGCCAACCTCATATATCTTGAAACCGTATCATAACTAACATTAAGGTTGTTAGCTATAGTAATAATATCTTTTTTCAAAATTACATATTCATTATATAACCAATCTTTATTATTAAGAAGTTGTTTAATATTAGTTGGTATACGAACCATGAAAATCACTCAAAAAAACGAATTTATTATCATTATAACTATTATTATAGTATTTAAATGTATTGGTCCTATTCTTTTTTATCAAAGTATTTAGTCTTTTTTAGTGTTTTCATGACTTCGGGCTCTATGCTTTTCAGGATAGTTTCGAGCTGCCGATCAAGGTCCTTAGTAGTTGAGAAGCTATCTAGGGTCATGTTTTGTTTAGGGGATTCTTCGTTTTCATCAGAATTAGATATGTTTCCCCAATTTTCGAATATAACATTATCATCTTTATCGTATTCGATTATGCGAACCTGAGTTGCCGTATCCTTTTCCGTTTCGTTATTATTTTCATCTATATATACTATATCTGCCCTAATCCCGCCGTTAGGTGTTTTACTGTCAATATGTTCTATCATTTAGATTTCCTAGACTTTTTGTCAGCATTTATTCTAGCTTGCATCGATGACGGCTTGTCCCGGTTCAATGGTAATCCACTATTATAGTGCTTGTCGAGAATATCATATCTATTAGGATAAGAGACTTTCATTAAATCTGGTTGATTTATGAACATCTCTACTGAATCTGCATAATCTTCGTGATTACTCTTGTGCAATTTAGCATAATCTGTTATAAATCCTTTTTTATCGTTTTTCATTGCAGAATTCCATTCTGTTCCGTCACTATAATAATCCCATCCTACATTATCGTCAGTATGGCCAGATTCGTGTGCTATTAGTTGAGTAGTCAATTTCTTCTTTTCACTACTAGAAGAATACAAATTTATGTTATCATCACCTGCGGATCCAGCAGACTTAAAGTTCACGTTCAACTTGTTAGACCAATATTCGTCATCTTTACTTTTACCATCTACGATATTAATACGTGATACGTTACTTCTAAGGGTATCGGGCATTAATGACAGAATTCCATATACTTCTTTTACGTCGTATACTTGATTTTTTGGATTGTCAGGACTATAAATGACAACACCATCATCAAATTCATGGATAGTTGCTTTGATTTTATTTTTACCATTTATTATATAATCTTTCTTTTCTGAAGATACTACATGAGCATCATATGCAGTATTAATAATTTCTTCTTTTATGTTTGACAACTCTTCCCTGTTATTTTGCATTTCGGAATATGCTAGAGATATTTCTTTTTGTTTATTATTTATTAATTTAGTATCCTCTGCATCATAGGACTTACTTATTTTACCGGCATCTTTTAGTATCTTTGACAATTCTTCTTTTTTATAAGTTTCTGTTAGCCCATTCGAAGTTATTGTTATGTCATTTTTGCTAACTGAATCAATATAAATATCGCCTATACTTTCAGAATTCCATGTTTCTCCTGATGCCATAGAACTTACAGAATTATCAAACGATTTATTTTTATATTTTTCTTTTGCAGAGGTCTTTATCTCCATTAATTCTGAGCCTAGTGTATCAAGTTTTTTACGATCATTTACCTTTTGTGAAATTTCATTGTATTGTATTTTTAGATTTTTAAATTTTTCAACTTTACTATTAGGTTGTATTTTCTTGCCGTTTATGTCTAATCCTTTCTTACGTAATGCATCTCTAGCCATATTTGCTAGTAGTTCGTTTTCAGGTGACGTATCATTAGCCGCTTTTACCATATTTGAGGTTGTAGCATCTAATTCGTCTCTGGGAATATTATTAGAATCTTTTATATTATTACTTTTAGTTGTTTTTAATTTATCAACAGCCAGTCGTAATTCTTTATAGGTTTCCTTGCTAACTTTACCGGATGCTAACTCGGATTTAGCTTTGTCAATTAATGATCGAACATCCTTTACGTTTTCTAATAGTATTGGATCCTTGATTTTGGCAATCCGTTTTTCTGCTTTACTAGAAACTTTTTCGGCTCTTTTACCACGTCTTTCGTCAACTCCTTTTTGTTTTTCGGCCTTAAGTTTTTGTTCGGTTTCGAAATTCTTTTTAGCTTCTTCCTTGTTCTTACCACAACTGAAACCTTCTCCATATTTATCTTTTGGGCACTTATAGTTTAACTTTTGATAAAATGGAATAATATCCTCGTATCTCATATTTATTCCTCGTAACCGGCAAGTAGTCCTTCGGCTTCAGATAGCAAGCTATTTATATCTTCTGGATTCTCTTCAATGGTTCCTTCTTCCCCGAAAGCTGGTAGTTCGCCCATATTTTCAGGTTCCTCGCTACCACCGAACATGCCTTCCATTCCAGGCATTCCACCAGGTTGCCCTCCTGGGGGTTGTTGGCCGCCAGTTCTCCAGATGTTAAGTTCTCGTTCCAGCACCTCTCTTTCCGTCAACCCGTCCATCCAGGGTGCTGGGTCTAGTGCAGGTAACCCAACTTCTATGCGGGCCTCATTGAGTGTGGTAAGATGTAAGTTAAATTTCTGTAGAGCAAGACTCTCGACTTTCTGTTGGTCTGGCGGGATCAGATTCGCCCAGTCCATTTCAATCCGGTAGCCCTCGTAACCATTCAGCTCTAAAAACTTATTCCAAAGGAGGTTCTCGAACTGGATGCTACACAAGGACTGCCAACCCTGGACCATCATTTTCAGGAGTTCCAAAAGGGGCGAAGATGTCGTTGAAATCGCTTGAGCTGCAACTTCTAAAATATCCCTGGGAAAAATATGATAGATGGCTTCCTTGATAAGGTACTGGTCAATTTCCGTGGGATTGAACGGAATCGAAGGTCGCTCCCATTGCAAGTTGATGCCTTCGGGGACAGCTACGGCAAGATCTGAATTTTGGTTTTCTACTACGACCCGAGCCATGTCCCAGAGGTCAGTGAGCATTACGTCTGCTGGAGTCGTAGTCGCACCAGGTACCGCGCTCGTAACACTCAATGGTATCTGGTTGGCTTCTAAGGCCTTTAAATAAGATTGAGGTATACCTACGGTCGCAATTTGTTTCGGACTTCCAATTCTGGTTACCGTCTGCATGACTCTCTTGCGCACGAATTCCAATTGGGCTATTGTCGACGTGATACCTGCGAGGTAAGGCTCGCCGTCCACATAGCTTGACCTTATGTCCTTAATATGTATGAGTTGTTCGGTAGGGATCTGTACGGGTACCCCAGTAGAACCATAAGGATCTTGCAGTTGCCAATACTGGTATTCATTGGATGTCTTGTCGAAAACAATGCCCTTAAGAATGTTACCGACGACGTAACGAGTTCGGTCTCCAATTGCTCCGGCTGGAGCTTGCCGAAAAGACTGGGCTGGTAATCTCTGCACGACGTCTGGTACAACATAGCCATCTTCGTCTTCCTTCCAGGTCAATTCGAAAATAGCACTGCCGTAGGTTACGACGTCGTACATAGCTTGAGAGCACATAATAGTTGTACGCAGTCGACGCTCAATTTCCTCCAGCTTGATTTTAAGTTGCTTGTCGCTATCCTCGTCGGGTTCCGAATCTGCTGGCGGTATAATATTGAACTCGAACCAAGGAAACGCAATAAGCTGTAGCTGCCATAGGGATCGAGCTACAGGAGGAGCACGAGCCGTCTGCTCTAGTAATTTGACGTCGACTCTCCTGCCTGAAAATGTAGTATTGATATTCGGGAATGGGGCTCCAACCGGTCCAGACTTCTTGCTTTTGTTGGTTGGGTTTGCTCCAATGTCTGGTTTTATAGCCTTCTTTCTGCCCTTCTTAGGTGGTTTAGCAATATTATCAGTAATGAATGTATTTTCTGTCATAGTAAGTAACCTGGAAGTAAATTACAATAGTTAATCAAATAAATGGTATGTGCTAGTTTTACGTCTAACCAAAAAGTATTTAACTACCTAAAAAGATACAACTTATTATGATGTGGAACTTCAGGAAAATGGCATTACTAATGGCTGCATTAGTAGTTTTCTTGGTACCGTGCGTATTCTGGGCAATAATATGCAGTATTCTATCGTTGGATCCAATAGTAGCATTTCTCGGAGGATTCATAGTAGGATTCATAACCATTATGAATATAAATGAAGCATTTAAACAAATCTTTATCCAACATTACGAGTGGTTCGAACGTGGCTGGATCAGACTTTGGTAACTAATATAGAGGTGAATAAAAATGGATAATTGGGAAATTCTATTGTTAATAGCTGCCGTAATGAATATAGTTGTCGCGTTTGTATTGCCAGGTTTTGAAGGTGCAGCTAATCTACTAGTAGGACTCGCATGCTTAGTAGCATACATTATTCTTGAATGAACATGGAGGTTGCAATGAGAGCTAGAGATATTAAGCCCGGGATGCCAGTATTATTGGGAAGTAGGTATTTTCCGAACGAAGTACCCGGCATCGTAATAGGAATTCCATATAAAGTTGGCTACAGTCGCATATCCAGATGCGATGTAATGACCTATGATGGCGTTAATATAACAGCTAGCGTACGTAATATATCAGTATGCGGTCGTCGTTCCTTATGAAACTACGAGAATGTAAGATAGGGCTACCAGTAAGAGTAAAATCAGTATATCATTCTCATCCACTCGAAGGCTTTATATACAGAATAGGGAAATTAGAATTACCTCAGAATAGTTGGGATGATACCATAAAAGTAGTTTACGTTATGCTAACAACAGGTGATCATATTACAATGAGATCCTTAAGTCGACTTAACCCCATCCAGAGGAATGGTCATGAAACCACATGAATGCACGCCCGGTAAAGCAATATACCATAAGTATGATTTCTATGCTATAATCGCAAGGCAGACAAGGATAAGTAATATTACCGGCAAATTGATGATTAGAGTAATAAGAACAAATGGATCCGAATTCTGGGCATATCCAGAGAGTATGATCGATATGGAAATGGTTGAGAAGTAGTGACTCGGAGCATATATGTTAACTACTGGAAAATCTATATATGTTGTTCCTAAAGGGCCGCATCCAGATGGCTTCGTAACTAGACTTATTCATCCTTGGGAGAGGTAATTCCATGAGAAAATCTGATTGCAAACCAGGAATAGCAGTGGATATCAATACGAGTATTTGGGTACCACGTTCTGGTACTCGTTACTATGACACTTATAGACTTAGGCTAGATGACCCATCCGGCATCATAACGAAATATCGTACTATAGAAACTATGGGCCGGAACTATCACTATACTATTGAGTTTGGCAAACGTAAAAAGATCTATCAAACCGAATGCAAAATCGGCGTAATGTTAACCACCGGAGATCTAGTTTATGTCTTTCCTAATGAGATGACTAGGAGGCAACCATAGTGGACATATCTGAATGTAAACTAGGTTTAGCAGTAATTCATCGAGTTGGAGTAGAAGGAATTATAGTATCATTACCAAAGAAACGTAATATGAATATGCATCATAATTTATACTCGGTTGATATCATAACAACAGAAGGATTTCGCGAAATGTCCTTCTTAGAAAACTTATCACTAAAAAAATAGGTAAATGTTATGCAACCAGAAGACTGCAAAATAGGAACTTCCGTGATATATCGTGGCATAATAATCCATGATATAGCAGGATTTATAATAAAATTGCCATATTATCCAGAATACGATAAAATTAATTTATTTGTAAGAATAATGACAGTATGCGGTAATGATATAGTAGTGAGAATAGAACGTCTGGAAAAATTATAAATTTGGTCCATCCGTATGAATTATTACAATATCGTTGCAGTCTGATACGAGTAGAGCTATGTTATCAGGTACCTTACTTTTCCGTATAATGATCCTGATAATCTAAAAAGCTATGATAACTCAGGATTGATTCTGATTCTTTTATAATAGTTACTTCCATTGCTTTCTGCAAAAGTTTATCGTGGTTTTTCGCATAGCGTTTAATTAATGTTTTTATTTTATAATAAGATTTTCTATTCGGTTTTAATCCATAGTACCTATTATGTATTCCACAATGGCATTTATGGCAAACATCTAATGTATTGTTATGAATACCGGTTAACATATTTCTTGGTATAATATGATGTCGCTCTATACTATTATGTTCATCTCCGTACGTGCCGCATATGAAGCATATTTTAGGACTTATTATTGTCGCCATAGCATCACTGGTAGTTATATGTTGTCTGGGAATAAATACTTTATGGTCGGGTATAAAAAATAAAAAAAGGGAAAGCAGTTACGGTCCAGCGGTCCATTGTTTCATGACTAGGTATTTCGACTGTCCATTCTGCGATCTTTCCAGTGAGGATAATCTCTGCTCGATGATAGCAACCCGTTTCTGGAGGGCATATATTCTTTCTGCTAATGTTTCTGGGATACTGTACAGATCATCAGAATATTTGCGGGCCTCTTCTTGTCGCTTCTCGATGGCAGATAGTCGCGCGTCTGTTTTTTCATTGAATTGGTTTTGGGGCGTGTTGATCGGCGGAGCAAGATGCTTGGCAACTTCTTCCGGCGTAAGTTTTCTCAAGTTATCGGCTGTATAAAAAGCTGTTTCATATCCGCTATAACAATCTACGCAATTTCGAATGCCGCCAAAGCCGAGAATATCTTGACATTCATGAGGACCGTTAGTTATGCAAAACACATTTTTTTCTTGAAATTGAGAGAAATATGTTGGCGATCCAATTATCTCAACCCAGTCACCGACCTTCAAACTCGGTACTAGCTCCAAAGATCCCCAAGGAAACCAAGGTAGATCACGAGTCGAAAAGTATATATCGTCGCGCTCAGTGATTTTAAATCTTTTTCCGATATGGGCATTACTACCGCATCTAGTTGGTCCTGTCACAACTACTTCGTCTCCGATATTGAAATGCACTTTCAAACCTCCATGTTATTGTAAGTTCGCTTAGTTTAAATACTTTTTGGTCAATCAGATTCTACTAGGGCAATCAATATTGCAAAGATCAAAGCAAGTATTCCTGCGGCTACGTGGCCTATGTAAAAACAACCAACCAGTCAGTGCTATCATTCCCAATGTTATAAATGGCATTCCCATACTTATTCAACCTCCTTAACCAAATATGTGATTCCACGTCCTTTCCAGCCATTCAACATCTGGAGTTTATTGCGAATGAAATGGGCTTCCCATTCCAGCCAGTATCTCCCGGGAAGTATCTTAGCTTCGGATGCCTCCTCGTCGTTATAATACCAAATGATTATGAACATGGAAATCCTTGAAAAATATTAGTTAGGTTCGTAGCACTACCGGAAGTTCACTAGCAAGTATTGCAAACCTAACATCGATACGGCTACTCCAATCCATCTTGCCCACTATTTATCACACTTAATAAATGCAGCCATCCCAACGTAAAATACAAATATTGCTATTAAATTTTCCAAGCTAATCATTCTAATCTCCTCCAATCATTGGCTCGGTATTGTTCTTTACTAGGTCCAGTAAAGCCGCATACTTTTTCTTAGCTAGTTCGGTCTTCTCGGAACCAAGCTCTCCTTCCAAGACTCTTACTAGGAGCTTGAGCAAACAAATTTCCTGTTCGGCGTCTTTCAACGTGTACTTCTGGTAGTGTAGCCTCTTGCCGTACTTTTCGCAAGGCTTATAGGTCACGTATGGAACCAGGTCCTTTTTCAAGGCATCAATTTCGGAATCCTTAATTCGGATTTCAAGTTTAAGACCACGTATTTCGTTTTCCAAATGGAAAACTTTCCTTGTATTGAATATGTCCATGTCAGGCCTCCTATTTTCAAGAAAGAAAAGAACTGCAAACGCAGTCCTTACCTTCTTGGTTTGTTTGGGCACTCTACTATAAGTACTACCTGTACTTAAAGCTTTTGGTACTTTTGCTCTTCTAACATCATTATTATCTTTGCGATCTTTCGAGCATTATCGTTGTTTCCGGTTATTCTTTCGTCAAGTGCATGCTTTTCCAAACATGATATGATATTATATAAATCATGATCGGTTATTTTAATAGTCATTTCGATTGGTGGGATTGGTTCCAAACGATCTAAACGCATTTTTAAAACACTATGGTTGATGTAACCCATTTCAATATCACGTCCGTTTATAACTTAGTAAGTTTCAAACTTTTGGTTACTTACCACTTAATTTATCTTCTTGATTAAATTTTCTTAGTATTTCTAATGCTTTGCGATTTATGATTTCAGTTTGTTCTTGTTCACGAACTATTCTATCTAATTCTATTACTCCTAGTTCCATGTATGTCATTGATATCACTAAGTTATTTCTTAGCTATAAGTATTTAAAGCTTTTGACTAATGATACTGTAATTATTTCTTTTTCTCTCTTTTTCTTATAGTAATATATATTACTATATATTACTTATATTACTATATATAGTAGTAATAGTAATATAGTATATAATATATATAGTAATATAGTAGAATAAGTAGCTAGATACAGTATATATAGTAATATAGTAGTTTTATTAGTAAAGTATTTTTGTTTTTAATAGGCTAAGTAGAGAGAAGTACCCTATTGTTAGGACTAAATATTAAACGAGTAGCCAATAACGATTTCTTCAAAAACTAGCAAAAATAGTAATATAGTTAGTTTATACCTGAACGTCCTTTGATATCTTATGTATTAGGAAATCGTGACGGGTTTCAATTACTTCCGTTTCTATTCCTTGAGACCTCATGTCCTCAGCAACATCATGAGCGAATCTCCATTCCTTGGTATTGGTCAGTTCCACTTCGATAGTCCCGAATCCATACCGAATGCTATAAAATATTCCCCATGGATCTAAGATTTCCTTCTGGATTCTGACAGATGAGAATCCCGGCGTTGGGTCTGCGATCCAAGGCAATTAAATCACCTCAGAAAGCTTGCCAACTTCGCATACGATTACTTCTTCCTGTTTGTAGAGCGGACCACGAGCTATGAGCAGCTTGGACGCGAAATCTCCGAAGTTCTTTCTGGCCAGGATATCCGAATACCAGATATCTTTTACGAAACGATAAATCGCTAGTTCCAAGTTGCTAGTGGAATGTACCGAAAGTCCTGGAGATTCGAAACCAAGTTCGTTTGACTTCCATATGGCGTATTGCATAATCTTAGGCGATGTTACCATTCAAATCATCCCGAATTTCTCTTTTAATGCCAACAATCGTT